TTCAAAGCCAAGTCTAGGCAGAGTAATAGCAACCGCGCTTGAAAGTGATGGATCTGCATCTAATCGCGACAACCATTTTTGTTTTGGGCCATACGCAAGTGGAACCTTCATTGACTGTACAATCGTCCCCGCATTGTCCTTACGAACAATCTGAATATTATTAAACATTGTGCCGAACCCAACTATGATATTGCTGATCGTTTCATGGTAAAAAGTTTTACCTAACATATTGTATTCTCCTTTTCATTATGTATTGTCTCCTACGTCACCAAATGGATTTGATTCAGAGAAATCTAATACGGTATCATCAAGTTCATCAAATAACTCATTTTGTGCTGTTTTATCTGTAACATAATCTCCTATTATATAGTCTTCCGAGATTAAGAACTCTGCGTCACCAGTATCTGCTGGATTTTCTAATTGAATAACGCCAACTTCATTTTCAAGTGTAAACTGGAACGCACTTGACGATGTTGATAGCTCGTCTTCAATTGCATCAATATCAGTAATCCCAGTAGATATATCTTCTGAACTATATTCAAATTGTTTGCATCTGAGTTTATATACAGGATTATTGTCTAGTTGATGGAATGGCTCATCATGATCTACAAAGTTTATTTCAAACATTTTTTTAATAACAGGGTGGTAAATTAAATCGCCTTCCTGTGGTCTATCTGCGTCTGTGGCTGCAGTGTCTGCTAGTAGGTAAAACTCATTACCACTTTCTTCTGAAAGTAATCTTCCACCTTGGACTAACTCCCCACATTCGCTATCGTTTTCTAAAACAATTTTTTCTTCATTTTCATTAAATATAAAACTTGGTGTAAGTGTGTTTAATTGTATACAATTATTAGATTGGTCTAATGTTCCTGCTTCTAATAATATAGAACCGCTCGAAGAATTGTCTGTTGCAACTTCAATCTGAACTTGTCTGTCCATTTCTTGAAATCTTTTCTTGTGTAGAATGAAAGTAATTTCATTACGATTCTCTAAACCGAATTGTGTAATGATTTCTTTATCGCCACCAAATCCTTCAGCATCTTCAACATACATTTCAATTGGATGCTGTCTAGTAAATTTAGAAAGGCTATCTTCTCCAAGCACATTATCTAAAGCAACTGTATCGCGATTAATATAATATACGTCATGGCCATATATCTGTATGGCTTCTTGGATTAAGCTTTCATACAAACTTCTTTCTGTTGCAATAGAATGTAGGTTGTTTGTATGAAATGCACGATTAGTTGCCATTTGATTATCCTACCATTATGTCGATTGGTAGTTCAAAGGATAACTTAATTTGTTCTTCTAGTTTTTCCAATTGTTCTTGTGCTTGTTGATAGATTTCTCCACCATTCATTGTAACACCACCTAACATTGCAATACCACTAAATTTAGAAAGGTTTGCACCCCACTGTCTTTTTATTAGTTCTGTTGCATATCTTTTCAAATATATATCATCAAATAAATCGCCATATGTTGCTGGGTCAATCTTACGATAACATTCAATGATTATAAATTCGTCTGTTTCAATATCGTTTGTCCAATCCATATCAAGGTATAATCTATTTTGGTGTTGATTAAAACGAACAGGTTTTTCACCAACAAGAATGTGTGAAAGAAAATCTAAGTGTTGCATTGTTTGTTGATATTGTACAACAGAAGTAGAACTAAAATCATGCATATCATTCAACCGCATTTGATACTTAATATCAAACATATTGTTTGTTGCAACAGAATCAAATGGAAATATCTGAATAACAGAAACCACAGCCGAAGGCATAGGAATGAAATTATTTCCTTCTAGGAATGTTGAAGCAACAGAACTGTCTGCGGAATCTGTTGCAGTCGTAGTCGTATTAGAAAGAGCTCTAGTTTTATCTTCCGCAGTAATCTGATGTTTGAGGTACATCTTCTCAATGCCATCATAATGATATTGTGCAAAAAACTGCAAAGCTTCATCTAACCGATCGTCTATTTGTGCGTCCGATACATTTATATCTATCACGCCACAACCTAGGGCTCTGAGGCAATAGTCTTTTAATGTTTCTTTGGAACTTGGAATCATATCTTTCTTCCTTTATATACTATTTAGTTAATATCAAAGACCAGCACCGATAGCAATTGCAAATGCTCTCGTACGCAACTCCACGGCATCTACATATGCCTTAATAGATTGCTGTGTGGCAACCTCTGTTGCAGAGTCGCTTGAAAAATCGTCTTCGTCTAAAAATGCAGTTGTAGATAACTTACCATCCAACTGAGTTTGAATTGCAGAGGTTACACCTGATGTATAATTTAATTCTATTGCCGTTGCTGTTACACCTGTCAAATCTGTAGGTGCAATACTAATATCAGCTGAACCATCAAAAGAAACTCCTGCTATTGTTCTTGCAGTTTCTAAAACTGTTGCAGTACCAGCATTGCCAGTAATATCACCCTCAATATTTGCAACCAATGTTCCAGTAGTAATGGATAAATCCCCAGTACTTGCACCTGTTGCTGTTGTTGTACCAACTATAAATTTATCAGAACTTTCATCCCAACCGATAAATGCATTATCGCCTGTACTACCACGCTCGATAACTATACCACTATCGTTAGCATTTGATCCAACACCATTATTTAATTCTAATAAATTGTCACTTATCAAAGTGTTAGTTGAACTAATAGTAGTAGTTGTGCCATTTACAGTTAAATCGCCACTTAATGTTAAGTTAACACCAGTTGTATTACCAGTAAATGCTGGAGCTGCAAGACGAGCAAGATCAGCACTGTCACTTAAATTTGTACTTGCAATATCTATATCAGCAGTTCCATCAAATGATACTCCTGCTATCGTTCTAGCAGTTTCTAAAGCTGTTGCAGTACCAGAATTACCAGTAGTATTTTGGTTTCCCGCTGTATTTACGCCCGGCAAATCAATATCAGCTGAACCATCAAAAGAAACTCCGCCAATATCTCTAGCGGTTTCTAAAGTAGTTGCAGTACCAGAATTGCCAGTAGTATCTTGGTTAAGAGTACCAACAACCAAATCAATAGTACCATCATCATCTTGGTATGTAGCTGTAATATTTGTTTCAGTATTACTACTAAACATTAAACCGACTGTATCTTGGATTTCTTCTGATAAGTCTATATCAGCGGAACCATCAAAAGATACACCGTGAATATTCCTAGCAGTTTCTAAAGTAGTTGCTGTATCAGCATTACCAGTAGTATTTTGGTTAAGAGTACCGACTGTAAAATCTAATTTTCCGTTTGTATCATCATAAGTTACTGTAATATTGCTTTCAATATTATCACTAATCATTCCACCAACAACATCTTGTAGTTGTTCGTCTGTAATTCTAGCATCTGCACCAATAAACTTACCAGTAGATGCTTGATACTTTAGAAATTTACCATCAACCTTTGCGGTATTTCTATCAACATCATCCATAAACTCAAGTCTAACTTCACCACTACCAGCACCAGACATTTGTGCTGATGATATTTGTTGTCCAATGAGTGATCTAAAGCTATCAAACTCTTTTCGTAGAGCTACAATCTGCGCAACTTCTTCCTTGACTGTAGTTTTTTCTTGCATATCATTAAGATGTACAATTGCTTTCTCTACAAGATCTGCTTCTTTTTCTATATTTGTGGGTTCTTCTATTACTTCTACTAAAGATTCCGTTTCAACTTCATCAACAATAGTTTCTTCAACTATCTCTACTATCTCTTCTGGCTCAATTAGTTTAGAAAATAACTGTTCAAGTGCTTCTAATTTTACGCCTTCATTGGCTTCGTTTATTTCGTTTTGAATAGCTTTTTGGTTTTGCAAAACTTTGGGTGTGGGTGCAGGAGGAAAAACAATGTTGTCGAAGGTCTCAACAAAACTCGAAAATTTTTCTAATTTTTCTTTTTCACTTAGGGATAATTTTAATTCAACGTCTTCTAATTGGGCATCTTCAAACACATCTGCGATTAAAGATTCAGTAATGTTTTCTTCTTTTATTGTTGGAATATGATTTGCATTGACTTGAGTAGTACTTGCAATGTTTTCCA